CGTAAACTCACCTTCAAACCACTGAGACCGCTCACGTGTTCGAAGCACATATGCTAGCGCACCAGATGGACCGGTAGCGACACCCACAACCCCCATAGGCAAACCGAAGTTTGTCTCACGGAGACCTGGGTAATCGTACCGCATCTTGTTCGCTGGCAAATCGTGGAATTCTTCGAAATCACGAAAAGCAGGGATCCCATAGCGTCTGTGAACTCTCTGGCCTCCGCCAGTAAGGAGTTCGGTAGCACCCGCGAGGGCCTTACCTGCATTGATGATGTCGTTGATTAGCGGCTTCCAGCCGAACTCAACGTTCAGATAATCTGATCCCACTCCACGCAAGACTTTTGCTGAATTCTTAAAAGATTCCAGCGCTAGTCTTGGGAGCCCCTCGCGGAGCTCACCTAGGAATTGGGCAGCATCAAATACAACAGACGTAGGTGCCGACCTTGTATAGGCTCGTTGTGCAAATGTGGGCAAGTCCGCACCTGGATTCCAGGTGTTAGGACGAGCACGCAAGAGCAAATCTCCAGTAACACTGGGGACTGGAATGGATTTCTCGTACAAGACGGGAGTCCAGTTCAGTCCTGACGAGCTCCTCGACATGAGGGTGCTCGAAAAGAACGATCCATCCAAGGTATACTTACTCAGTGAAAAGGCGTGACCACGATCGGCCTCGCCTTCCGCTGTCATACCACGCTCAGCAAGCCGAGCTTGATATGAATTCTTGGACACTTGTCCAAGAAAGTAAGCATAAGGATCGACGCTGATGTCAGATTGCTCGAAAGCAATATGAGCATCGGATGAAGGGCGGCCACGAAAGCCAACCAACACAGCGTCATCCCTGACTAAAGGACCTTCCGACCAAACACCGTTGATATTACGCCTTCGCATAATATCAGCATTGTTGGAGAAGTATTCCTTGTAGTACGGCATCTATCCTCCTTATGGAAATGGAGCTCTCTCTCTATACACAGTGTAGAGAGTATCGATTGGCATCGACGGGAGGGGTTTCCTCGTGGGAACC